ACTGGCTATCCCCCGGCTCCACACGATAGTTGTCTTCTACAGAATCAGCAGTTGAGACTTCCATAATAGCCCCTGATACTAGGCAGATTAGCTGGTGAGGCATGAATGGCGGGTTGTGCCATGTATCGCCTACGTTTAGTATTTCTTCATGTCGGCTGGCATCTTTGGTGTCAATCCAGATGACCTTGAACAGACCACCTTGGACTAGCCAAGTCTCGTCTTTCTCAGCATGAAAGTGCATGGAGAACTTAGCACCCTTGCGAAAGGTCATCAGCTTCCCGCAGTATTTATCGTTGGTCGCCCAGATTAGCTCCGAACCCCAGCCTTTGTCTACTATTCCCTTGAGCCTCATTGATAATCCTTGTAGATGAATATCCGTCTAGGAATGGAATGATAATTGTTTGTTTGACAATTCTTGCCCCTACAACTTGATTAGGGCTGTAGTCTCCACCCTTTGTAATGATGTCCGGACTAATCCGTTGGATTAGCTCAAGCGGTGTTGGCTCGTCAAAAATAATAACTTCATCTACGCATCTAAGCGCCATAAGGACAGCCATGCGGTCATCTTGGGAATTGATAGGTCTGCCGGGTTTGAGTTCCCGTACAGACGCATCTGAGTTTAAACCAACAATCAACCACTTGCCAAGGGCTTTGGATTTCTCCAAATACTCAACGTGCCCACGGTGGAGCACATCAAAGCACCCGTTGGTAAAGACAATCACACACCCATCTCTTTGCGTATCTTGGTTGCCGAGATAGCGTGGGTAGCATCATCAAAAGATTCCTGCTCAATCTTGTATCCAACATCACGCCCGTAGGTAATGTTCACAATGTTAGGAACCAATTGAACCTCGTACTGACCTTGATACAAAGTGTCTAAGTCGCGGCTAATAAACTCTTTGACCTGATTGGCGGCAAACGGGTTAGAGCCGTTCCAGCCCTGACAATCTCTAATCTGAATTACAACCTGACCAGTTTTCGCCAGTGCTCTTTCAAACAGCTTACGGTGTCCTGCATGCCAAGGTTGCCATCTGCCAAGCATTTGAACTGTTTCTTTTTGCCAGTCAAACACAGGGCGGCGGCGGTTATCCAAGATGTGTGCGGCAATAAACTCACCCCACTTCTCAGACTTCTGCTCCGTGATCCTGAAGTCATATTCCTTGGGAGGAATGAACACCTTGTTAGTATCCTCAAACCGACCTTGGTCAATGGTGTCCACCCAGATAGTCCAATCAGCTTTAAAGTTGTTACGCATCTCCACAAGGGGGGCAACAAAGTCGCAGATCACAAAATCCACATCGTAGCTGTCAGCAAGCTCACGCATCCGCAAGCTCTGACGAATGCGGCCTTCGTGGGAGAAGTCCCAGTCGTTGAATTTCTTGCGAACATCATCAGCGTTTAGCCACATGACTGTCTTGCGTTCGTTCTGCAAGTGCTCAAGGATTTGTTGGGCTAAAGTAGTCTTACCCGCACCGGGCAAACCCATGACTAAGATTCTTTTCATAATAGTGCGTCCAGTTCGTCGTGAGTTGTAGCGGCTTCGATAGCGGCAATCTTGGGGGCAACGGCGGCTTGTACAGCGGTAAGAGCAGCGGGATCATAGTTTGCAGGATTCTGCGCCTGACGTTGCATCTCCATCTGAAAACTCATGTTGGCGTTGGCTTTCATGTTTGCTTTGCGGTCATCAACAGAGATTTCGTATGTGTCCCAGATGATTTGAACAGGGTCAGTGTTGATATCAAAGCGATGGGCCGTATAGCCTTGACGACCAGCTTGAATGGCGGGACGAACTTCAACGGCTGATTTCCAACCATCTTGACCAGCAGGAGGCGGCGTATCCCAGCAGTCGGTAACTTGATTGTTTTGAATTCGAACAAATAAATTATTACTCATGCAACGCTCCTTAATGCGGGTTTATGGCCCAAACGGTCTTTGATACGGTTAAACGGGGCTTGCCAATCCCCAAACACTTCTTGGCGAATCAGTTTCATTGAATCATAGTATGGTGTGTCCTCGCCTTCAAGTGCGTACAAGAAGTAAGGCATGATGGGTGTAATTGTCCACGTTTGAATGCCCATAGCGGCTGCTAAGTGGCCTACCGAGGTACAGGAGCTGATTACCAAGTCACAACTTGCCACGGCAGTGCGAGTGTCTTCCCATGACTGTAAGGGGACTTGTTTTACCCAAGCTGGGCAAGCATCTACACCCTCATCCCGTTGTAGGGAAATAAACTCAGCGTCAGCGTCCTTTACAGCCTCAAACATTAAATCATAGGGGAACTTCTTGTGGTGCTCATGTTCAAACTTGCTGTTGCCCTGCCAGCGTAAACCAATTTGCTTCTTGCGGCTTTTGATAGTCACAGGCTTAGTTATATACGGAGCGCCAGAGAGATCCGCCAATTCAAAGCCAAGGGGAACTACAGCCGACATACCAGCAACCCAGAAGTCGTGATAAATACCAAACACTGCCTCATGCTGAATGACTGATGACACACCTTCAACATCAACAAACAGTGATGCTAGTTGCTTCGAACACGCAACAATGACCTTACATCCTCGTGCGGCAATGTACTTGGCGTAGCGCACTTGATGAATCTGATCACCCAAACCACCTTCAAGATTGAGCAACACAATGCCCTTGGTCTTGCCGTCCCACTGTTGGGTAGGTACGCTGGGGCGTGAGTTACCAAACACATTTGCTAGTCGGCCCCTGTCCATCAATTGGTAGCCTTTTTGAATCTGCCCTTGACGCAGGTAGTACCAGCCACGATTGTAGGCTGCGCGATGGTTGTTGGGTTCTTCCGCTTCTAGTTGCTGGGCCAAGCGCCAGCCTTCTTGAAAATCACCTATTGTGGACGCTGCAAGCTGTAAATCTAATGCCTGAATATCGGGCATTGTTCGGGGGGTATCTAGCCAGAACTCAGGCTGACAAAACTCTGAGTAATAAGATTTGAGTAAGTCTTTTGGGTCTTGTTTGTGTTGGGCTTCTAGCTTTGGTTTGACGTCGTGCAGGCCAGCATAACCGTGCAGTTGCTCGTCTTCTTCAGCTACCGTAGAGCCGTCAATGTTGTCAAAGTCGTAGGAGAAATCAGGCAACTCAAGAAAAGTATGAATACGCGCCAGTTGCGCTTTAGGGTCTGCTAATAAATCTTCGTACTCAACAAATAAAAAGTTTTCAGGCGCAGAACTATAGCCGCTTTGAAGCAAAATATAAGCGGCCTTGAGATGGTTCATTAGTTGACCAGAGTGCATGAATTCATCAAGATTTTCAGGCTTTGCAATACGTAAAAAACTGGCCGCACAGTCAGGAACTGAACGTACCGTAGCAATAATCTTAGGCGGTTTTCCAAGGACTTGGGACATAGCAGACATAATCTGCGCGGCAGGCCAACCACGGGATTTGTCAATGATAATTGGAGCAGTCTCGTTCTCATAAAACGCATCAATCGTACCACGCATCGTTTGAGCCAGCTTATTTTTTTCAGGGTCGTTATCGTTTAGTAAAGCAGCAGAATGCCATGTATTAGCCAAGCCATCCAACGCATGAAGCAGACCAGACGTTGTTGAAACGTGGGTCATTGGGTTTTGGTTAAGGATAGCCGCCAACACCGTACTGCCGCTGCGTGGAATACCAGAGAGAAATGCTAATTGTTTTTTCATTACGTTGATTTAGTAACCAGTAACCAGTTGTATCCCGCAGAAATAGTCAGCCAAGTAGTCAATGCGCCAACCTGTACGGGACTTGAACGATTAGTAGTATTACCTTGGCCCAATTGACCAAAGTTGTTTCGGCCCCATGTCCAAAGTGTACCGTCTGTTTTTAGGGCTATTGAGAAGTGATTATTGCCTGCGACCTTACTCCAAGCAGTCAATGCGCCTACTTGTTTTGGAGAAGAATAATTTGTAGTGTTGCCTAAACCTAAAGCCCCATAACTATTTGCCCCCCAAGACCAAAGAGTACCGTCTGTCTTAACGGCTATCATATTACTACCACCATTACAAGAAATCTCGCTCCAATTTGTTAAAGCTCCAACTTGAGTGGGGGATGATCGGTTGGCATTTACTGGATATATGCTTGCATCCCCTAGACCTAATTTACCAAATCCGTTATAGCCCCAAGTCCAAAGAGTGCCATCTGTTTTAATTGCCGCACTCATATTACTGCCCATGCTAATTTTTGACCAAGCAGTCAATGCGCCAACTTGAGTAGGAGATGAGCGATCTGTAGTATTACCTAGGCCTAATTGACCAAAGTAGTTCCGACCCCATGTAAAGAGCGTTCCGCTGGTGCTAACACCCATTGAAGAGTTGCCGCCGGGGGCTGCAGCTATTTCAGCCCAAGTAGTTAATGCGCCAACTTGCACGGGGCTGGATAAGTAAGTAAGGTTGTTTTGACCTAACTGACCAACGCTGTTCTGACCCCAAGACCAAAGAGTACCGTTTGTCTTAGTGGCTAGAGAAAAACCGTACCCGGCACTAACTTTTAACCAACCAGTTAGTGCTCCTACTTGTTTAGGGCTGGAATAGTCTGTAGTGTTGCCTAAACCCAACTGACCTGTTTGCCCTCGGCCCCAAGACCAAAGAGTACCATCTGTCTTGACAGCTAGTGTGAATCGCTCTCCACCATCCGTCACAGACCAGTTGGTTAATGAGCCAACTTGAGTGGGGGATGAGAGGTCTGTGGTATCGCCTTGACCTAACTGACCAAAGTTGTTTCTACCCGAAACCCACAACTGCCGCGCAACATCCGTTGTGATGCTATTACTAGCAGCACTTGCCGCACTTGTACCAACTGCATTGGTTGCCGTGACGGTAAAGGTGTAGGAAGTGGAAGGAGACAACCCAGTAACTGTAATTGTTCCAGACCCTGCTTGGTTCAAAGTTCCTGTAATACCGCCGGGCGAACTTGTAGCAGTGTAAGAAGTAATTGTAGACCCACCATTGTTTGCTGGCTGAGTAAATGCAACGGTTGCAGTTGTAGCACCTGTGGAAGCTGCCGTGCCAATAGTAGGTGCGTCTGGGACTGATGTCACTGTTGCTGTGGTATTGGAATCAGCCGTAACCCCGGATGGTGCAACGGAATTAGTAGCTGTTACTCGGCAAAAAATACCAAATCCACGATCACCTATAACCAGCACATAGGTTGACGAAGTTGCGCCACTAATTGAGGTGCTAGGACTTCTAAACCATTGATATGTGAATGTTGGTGCTGGTGAGCCTGTCCATGTGCCATTTGTAGTTGTGAGCGTAGAACCAACAGTAGCTGTTCCCGTAACTGCCGGAGCCACAGTATTTACGGGGGCACTCCCATAGGAGTTCCCCACAGAAACAAGCATTATTCCGCTCACGATACGTTTCCTGTTACAACGCAAACTGTGCCGCTGATAAACAACACATTACACACGCCGCGAGTTGCTAAAGAAATAGTTGCTTTATCTGCATCAGTGCCGCCAATATACGCGGTGGTAATTGACATGGTCAGTGTAATTGCGCCCGAGGTGTTGTTAAAAATTACAACTGCATCTCCGGCGGCAAAAGTTGAGTTGGGGACTACGATTGACCCGCTTGCGCCAACTTCAATAAACTCACCAACATCCCCTGTAGCAAGGGTGTAGCTTGTTGTTTTAGCAGAGCCAGACTGAGGAATAGCTTTATACCCAACAGCGTTAGTGCCGTCTACGGTGCAAGAAGACAATGTTCCACTTGAAGGTGTACCAAGTACAGGAGTTACAAGAGTTGGACTTGTTGCCAAAGCAACAACCGTTCCCGTACCTGTGGTTGTATACGAAGTCCCCCATGCAGAACCTGTAGAGTTTGCTATACCCACGCCGGGATAAACTTGTGCTGCGCCAGCAGCAGCAATGGTTTGATTGGGCCAAGAACCCGTGATGGTTATATTGCTGCCCTGCACCAAAGCCGGGGTGGCGGTGCCTGTGCCGCCATTTGCAAGAGGCAAGAGTCCAGTAACGTTTGTTGTCAGGTCAGCAAACGTAGTTGAGGTTGTTCCTGTACCTCCGTTGGCAATAGGCAGTGTGCCCGTGACGTTGGTAGTTAGATTGGTAAAAGTTGTTGACGTAGTTCCCGTACCGCCATTAGCAATCGGTAATGTACCCGTCACCTCTGAAGCTAAGTTTACAACGCTTGATGCGACTTTTACAAAGTCAGAACCGTTCCAAGCTACTAATACTTTGTATCCAGAAACTACCGTAACACCCGTTGTAGGGCCGGAACCCCGAATCACAACAGAGCCAGTACCTGCATTGATAACTACGTAGGCTTTAGATTGTGCAGGTGCCGTAATATTGCGGGTAGTTCCGCCATTACTGGCTGTCCACAGAATGACCGCGTTACGCGCTTGATTAGCCGCGCCATTTGTAGTGGAGAGTGTTACATCAGCATCAGCACTAAGAGTGGTAGTTCCCGCAACAGCGGAATCAATTAACCCTGTAATAGAGTCATTAACTGTAGTGCCCCATGTGCCCGATAGATCCCCTGTGGTAGGCAGTGCCAAACCAAGCAAGGGGGAAAAATTTGTTACTGCCATATCATTATCCTTTACACAGTCATTGCCACATTTTGCCAGTTTGGTGTCTGGTTGTCATCTATTGTTGTCCAGTAAAAGTAATTTGGTGTTCCTACCTGACCCCCTGCCTGCACCCCTGATATTGCCACCGTTCTACTTGAACCAACAGTGCCTACGTTCCCTGCTCCCACCACGCCCGACAAAAACGCTACATAAGCAAAATCTACAGTTCCCACACCACCCGATGCCGCCACGCCAGTAAGCGCCACTGTACTAACAGAACTAACTGACCCCACCTGCCCCTGCGCAACAACGCCATCCTCCGTGGGGCTGTTTGTCTCTTCAACATTTCCCACTTCGCCAGAAGCGGACACGCCTGTGAGCGCCACTGTGCGCTCACCCATTGCTACCGTGCCTACAGCCCCCGTAGCCGTTACCCCTGTAATTGGTACAGGAAACTCAGAAGACGCAATCATGGTGCCTACGGCACCGGCGGCGCTATTCCCGGCTATCTCTGATTGAGAACCGCCCCAAGAATATTCACCCCATGCACCTTCGCCCCATGCGGTAGTCACGCGCTACCTCCAAATAAGTTAAGTCGTCGCCAAACGAATCAGCGCAGTGCTTGTCGTATTTGCAGGCATAGTCAATGTAAACGTACCGGCGCTTATGGTCTGTGAACCAAACGTATGGACGCTTACCGCTTTGTTGCTTTGTGTTGAGTTATAAATTAGCACTGCGTCAAACGCTGTAGCCAAAGTCACTGTGGTGTATGTGATGCTGGCAGATGGTGTGACAAATGCCACGCCCGCTGTTGCAGAGCTGTTGGTTGCTGTTGGGGGCGTGCCAAATGTAACCGCAACACCGCCCGCAGAATAGCCTGTACCAGACACTTCATTGCTTGCTGAATATGCAGTGGTAGCCGCATTAACCGTTGCAGTTGTTAAATACAAAGCGGCTTTGAAGCTATCAGTTGCTCCAGTTGCACGAACGGGGGCAGTCCCAAAATTATGAGTGGCAGTCATTAACTCGCCCATAAAGCTGGTTGTCATCGCTTGAGTATTTGCCATATTAGGCTCCTTAATTAAAAGATGCGGCTTCTACCGCAGAATTTACATTTTTCTTTAATTGAACATGTGCTGAACGGTGCACAAGTTCGCCCTCTAACCAATACTCCACCCAAGTGGTGTACTCGTTGTCATTATCAACTGAACCTTCTTTTTTCTCAAGAAGAGAATCGTCCATTTCGCCTTTGGTGGTTGTAACCAATGCCATATTTTCTCCTATACAAGTCTAATGAGTGCAGCCGTGCTAGTATCAGCAGGCATCGTTACGGTAAACGTACTGGTTGATGTCACGTTATTTCCAAAATCTAAGACACAGACAGCCGCGCCAGTAGTGACATCGTAAATTAACGCGCCACGAGCAGTGATTGCACCAGTCCAAGCGGGACTAGAAAACGACACATAAATGGTACTACTGTTTGAACCAAGCGCGGTATTAACCGTTGCCGTGACTACTTGACCACCAGCCACATAGTTACCACCAGAAGTCTCGCCATCTGATGTATACGCCGCAGTCAGTTGATTCAATGTAGCTGAGTTGGTATACAACGCCAAACGAAACGTATCTGTTGCAAATCTCAACGTACCGTTAATCAAGCCTGTGCGCAACGTATTGCAGGAGTAGTTACCTGTGAAAGCCATCAGGTCACCGCCTGTCTATATTGACCAGAACGATAAGCATCCTGACGCTCCATACCATCACCCAAACGTTTAGCTTGTGCAAGAGCTTCTTTGTATTTACCGTCATACAGCGCCAACATGTCAGGCTCACCCTTCATAAAGGTATACGCTTCAACCAGTGAACCATACAAGAGCACCGTGTCAAAGTTATCACCAAGCCATGACGTACCCGCAGTCGTGATTGACTCAGGGTAGTAATAGAAATGAAGCTCTGCGGTGTAATTAGTATTAGGAGTTGGGCCAAGAATAAACGTCAGTTCAGTTGTAATCGTAGCCCCTGATAACGCTGGGCCAAACAATGCGTAGTACTTTGGAATCCCAGTATCTGTCGTAGGATTAGGGTACGACTGGCGAATGAAGTTTACGTCTTTGTTTAACAAGTACTCGTAGTTACCTGATGAATCAATCACTGCCAAAGAATATGTGGCAAGGTAGTCATTTGGCGCTTGAAGATATTTGTTACCTGACTGAATATTACCCGTCATGTTTTTGCGCAAAAACGGAAACTGCACCGTGTTATAGATGCGCAATTCGGCTTGCTCAATAAACCGATCAATCTGCTCTTTAGACGTTTCTATCGCGCCGTCAGAAACGGCGAAGTCCGGAAAATTATTTTCCGTGTACGACTGAATGTTATTGAACAGTTCGGTGTAATTCATATCAAGCCATTGGGCCTCGCGCCATCACGCCTTTGGTAGCTGCACCAGTACCGCGAATCTTGATACCTGTTGTTTTTGGCTCTTTGTATGGGTCACGACTGATGTTACCAACAGACATGTTCACATCATTAGCAGTCAAACGATTACCACCGTTATAGCCACTGTTCTTGATGTCTACACCAGCTTCACCGCTCATGTTGTGGGGCGGAGCATAGACGCTGGCGTCGCCAACTTCTTTACCCATTACTTTTTTGCTAAAAGTTGCCATATCAAGCTCCTTTTTTGTATGTGAAGGAAGACTTCTTCTGATTAGCCACTTTGGCCAGACCGCGACCCAGAGCTTTCATCTGAGCATTTGTCTTGCCGCCTTTGGCAAGTTTTGTCATAGGCTGACCGGGATGTAGCTTTTTCTCGTGCTTATGCACGGCTCCAGCCACCATCTTCTTGTCTTGTTTCAAATCTGCTTTGTCCATTTCAGGCTCCTTATGTAACTGTAACCGTAACTGTACCAAGTTCTATCGCTAACACCAAGTTATTTGGCGTTAAAAGTGTATCAAAACTTCTTGCGCCACCAACAGGGTTGTACCCCCACTGAAACACCCGACTGCCTTGCTCTGGGTAACCAAATCCATCCTGTGTCGTGCTGTCCGTTAGCAAAAGCTGTAAACCACTTTGACCAGAGACTTGGTAGCTCACATCAGGACGCGGCTCACGCACAGCTTGCGGATCATTGACTGGGTACATACCCAGTTGCAACTGTGGCTGATCGGGATCCCAACATGCTGGGCAAACCTTGACCTTAAATGGCTTAGTCTTGACTGTCTGTGTCTTTAGTTCCTTGAGCATGTACCTCTGCGCACAACGGTCGCATTCAGCAATTGCATGCTTACCGGAAGCAAACCGATTAGGCATAGAACAAGTTCCTTGGCACAAACCTCAACGGAGAGGTATCGCGGTCTTCCGACTGGGCCAATTCCCACTGCTGTTCATACTCAGCCTTTAGACCCATTACACGGTTTGGATCAACATCTGGCAGCTTCATACTCAACAGATAAGCCAACCCTGCCACCATGCAGGGGATAAAACGGAACGGAATATCTTGGACAGTTACACCAGAGCCAGCGTCCTGAATACGGCGCATGCGGTAGTACACAAACATGTACTGATCCCCGGGGGCGTTAGGTGTAGGCCACACGTTAATAGCAGGTAGGTTCTGCACAGTTATAGCTGCACCAGTAGTATGCGCCGCAGCGGTTGTGCCATTCTGTCCACGAGCACAATTTAACAACTGGTTGTTTACAGGGTCTACGTTGGGGTAACTGATGGTCTCGTTATCAATCTTGATAAACCCAGCAGTGGTCAAACCATCCACATTAGACAACGTAATTGTGGTGGCTGTAGATGAAATGGTTCCGTTAAGGGTAACCGTAGTGCTATTTTCTTGACCAGACTGGCGGTTGTACCAAACCTGAATTGGGCGACCTTGTGCCAACTTGTTTGGCAGACTCATGTAGGTCGATTCTGAAATACCGCTGATGTTGATGTCGATCTGATTAGATGTGGCGTTACTCTGGCGTATAACCATGTCTAAGAGATTGATTGTGTCCGTAGGCATGGGGTAGATAGCCTGACCCGTCACCATTGGAATCTGGCCCTGTTCTACAGTCCAGAAGTTCAGACCACGGTTTGCCCACTCAATCGTCAGCAGGTTTAACGACCGACGTGCAGTGCGGAAGTTGTAACCCGTGCGAAGTTCTTGACCACAACGCTCAAACGCCTCTTCAATGAGGTCGTTCATGTCGAGATCAAAGGCTGTGGTTCCGGTGGTCTTAGCCATTATCTATACCCTGCTGTTTTCTTTGCAATTGTTTTGGGTTGGGCTACGAATTGCTTTCCGGCTTTTTTTCCGGCTCTTTTGGCTTTGGTAGTCGCAGCGTATTCCGCAGGGCTGAGAGATTTAATCGCAGCTTCTGGAAGATATCGCTCACCCGTTTTACTAGACGGTTTTCCACTTTTGGTTCTCCATTTCTGGTCGCCCCAATCCTTTAGGGATTTTTGAGGCGCTTTCAATCTCGGTAACCCCCGCCAGCCGCCTTGTACTTCTTGGCAACTAACTGAGCTTTACGTGCTGACCACTGACCTGCGCCAGTACCCTGCGTTGCTGCGGCTTTTACCTGCGACACAATCCGCTTTCGCAGACTAGGTTTCGTGTAATTACCAGCGGCGTTTACCTTACCACCCTCTTTGAACTGGGTGAAATCAGTGTCATCCCGCCGCGCTTTTGTCTTAGCGCCGGGCATTTTTGAGGGGCGAATATCGCCCATACCACGGGATGCCATCATAATTTAACAGGCGTAACCGCCGCCCTTCATAGTGATCATAGTACCGCGAGTTTTACCCTTGGTAGCAATACCATCAGCCCGCTTAGAAGCCGAGCCAACAGAACCACCTTTAGCATAACCACGCTGACCGCGAACTGCATCACGCGGGTCTTTCTTTTCGGGCGAGTATTCAGTAGTAGTCAAAGACTTTGAATACGCTTTTTCGGTGGCGTCTTGCATTTTGCGATCAGCCATTTCTTCCCGCGCTTGTTTTTCTGCTGGACTCATTTGGGACTCCTTAGATCAGCAAGTTTTGCCGCCCTTTTTCATTACACGGGAACCGATGCCACCGGGGACACCAGAACCAGCCATCTTGATCTGCGTACCTTTGGTCTTGCCTTTAACAGCAACACCATCTTTGCTAGGAGCAGCAGTTTTAACTTTGCCCATAGAGGATGCAGCCATGCCACCTTTATTCATAAAGATAGGCACTTTTTTGCCGTCTTTCATTTTCATGGGCATGCCACCTTTTTTCATCATTTCTGCTTTCATATCACCACCTTTTGAAAATTTGCGGTTCTTGTCCGCGTTAGAAAATTCTTTGCCCACGGACTGTGGGACGCCTACTTTCTTAGCAAACGATGGATTGTTGGCCACCGCCGCCATGAAATTGTGTTGCTTCTTACTCGTGCTTGGCATTACTTGCCCCCGGCATACCAGTTAACAAGCTGAACTAAGCCTGCGCCTACAACGCTACTAGCTCCACCGACTAACATCAAAACCTTCCAGCCACCACGGGCCTCAGACAACGTTTTGTCGATAGCAGACAGCGTTGCCTGCATAGCCTTCATGTTCTCCAACATCCTGTCCATATCATCTTGCAAATGCTTAATGTCAGACGCATGCGTAGCGAGTTCACGGGCAGTTTGAATAGCATCGCTCATATCAGCAGTTCCAAGCCCGTAGGCTCTTATTGATCCGTGAATCCGGATCGTTGGCGGTCTTGGCCGAAGTCAGCTTCTTTTTCATGCCGCTCATCCTCGCACAGAAAGAGTCTCGCCGGGAGCCGCCTTCTGGCTGGGGACGTTTCAAATTCATGCCTTGCGCTTTCGCAGAAGCTCGGCCTTTGGCGTTCAAGCCGCCCTTCTCGGACTTGCCTTCTTTCCTCTGCCATGCTGGTGACTTAGCCATAATAAATCGTTGCCGTTACAGAATTACCAAGGCCAACGTAAACACCGTTGGGACAATAAATACCTTCACCGGGAATCCTGATTGGCAAGCCTACCGTGCTGAATGTGTCCAATTCCAACAACAAAGTTGTGTACATAGTCACGTTGCCGGATGTACTAGCGGTTGTAGAAGTTACAGTAAACACGTTTGCATTTGTTACCGTTACTGCAAATACTGCGTCTCTTGATGTGCCGGTTGTAAAATCCAAAAAAACACGTTGACCGTTGACCAGCCCATGTCCAGTAATGGTCACGGTAATTGTGGTTGTTGTTTGGCTGTATGTGCCTGATTTGCTCACTGTAGGATCGGCAACAGCCATATTACGTATTGAAGATGTGCCAGAAGTTACAGTAATGCCTTTTAACCGTGTAGCGTAACTTACCGCCGTGCCCGAAGCACTTTGATGGATTGCTTTAACGTCATACTGCATTGTCATGGCTTACCCCTTATCCATAAAAAATGGTTGAGGTTACGACACTTGCTGCGGGTAATCCCACATAAATACCATCTAAAGCCAAAACACCTTCGCCCGGAATGAACGTATAGAACGAAGTGGCAGTTGAGCAATCAATCTCAACCAAAATTTGGTTGTACACAGTCACATCACCAGAGGTAGTTAACGTCCCTGTTGTCACCGTAAAAGTATTCTGTGTTACTGCTGTTACCACATATATATTGCTAACGCCATCACCATCAGCAAACTGTAGCCACACACGTGAACCCACAGCAACACCATGACCTGCAATAGTCACTGTACAAACTGTAGTCCCGGGGATGTCATACGTACCAGACTGGGCCACATTATTGGCAAAAGCTATGTTGTATGTAGTAGACGTTGTAGGAGAGAGCACAACGCCCTTCAAACGGGTGCGATAAGGCACGGCTACGCCCGAAACGGTATTGTGATACGACTCTACGTCATATTGCATCGTCATTTTGTTGCTCCGGTTCTGGTGCTTCTAGCCTGTTTATGAGCATCTTGTACGCTTGGATTGTGGCTTGAGCCTGAGTCAAAAAGGTTTGGGCCTTATGTGCTTCAGTCTCAAGTTCACTAATCTCAGACTCCAAGAATTCCTTGGTGATCTGCATTATGCAAAGGTCGAGTACGCAGGAACGTAGTACACAGTGCCGCCAATCATCACTTTGATTGCTTTGGCTACAGTAGTAACGCTGGTTGCTGTAGGCGCAATCGTAGCAGCAGGGGCTGTTTCAATGTTCATCAACAAAGGAACCTCCCCTGTGTTTGCGCCGCTGTCCGTTACACGAATAAACGAAGCTGTACCGGGCAAAGAAGCGTTAACAGAGTAATCTGTGTCCAACTGCAGAACAGCCAAAGTACCGCCGGGAGAAGCTACGGAGCCTCCCAAGGTTGCACGAATAGCGTTAGCCGCACCAGAAATTGTGCCGCCCGTGTTAATTGAAGTAGAGATATGAGCACCATTGATTGTGCCGCCTGTAGCGCCGTTAGCACCCGTTACTCGGGTCAAAGCACGAAATGTTTCGCCTGAACCTGTAGAGGTAAAAGTCAACCGGTTATACGACAAACGTGTATCGCCAGTAGCGGCGGATGTTGTAGCAAATGCAGCGTTAATGTTTTCTGCTGTAGTTACTGCAAGAGGAGAAGCAGAAGTGCCCGTTTCAAAGCCGTTGTTAGATACGACTGGGCCGGAGAACGTGGTGGTTGCCATGATGTGTCCTTACATACAAGTGAAGTGCATTAGTCTGTATGTCGTCAGCCGGGACTGTCTAATGCACCGGATAACCCCGGGTTGAAAGCAATATACAACAAAAGAAAAGGGGGCACAAGCCCCCTTCTCCAAATATTTCCTAAGAAATATTAAGCACCGGCAGAACCGAACATGCCCAATGGGTCAGACCAGCCGAAGCTGTAACGCTCACGAGACTTGTAACGAACGTTACCTGTATCGAAGTCGCCGTCCATTGACTGAGCCAAAGGTGAACGCACAAAGTGCTTCATACCGTTAGGCACGTCTGTGCACAAGAACCAAGCATTGGTATCAGTCAAGAAATGGTTAATGGTATATCCACCGGGGATAGAGCCATTGTTCTTCAATGCGTTGATATCGTTGTCAGCAGTAGACACGCGCAATTCAGTCTCAAGCAAGCGAGTTGCCGTGAACTGGAGTGCAGGTGGAACCACCAGCTTGCTAGGTTTAGCAGCGATCAACAAGCCACGCTCGTCTGTCCACAAGCTGATCTGAATAACAGCGTTTTCCAACGATGTTTCGTTCAAGTCAGCAGGGGTAGATGGAATGTTGCTGTTAGTACCACCAGACACCAAGGGGTGTGATGCACTGAACAATGCAACACCGTCACCACCAGCGTAAGCATTGCTAAAGCCGTTATTCAAAACAGCGGCAGCTTTAACTTGCTTGGTGTAAGCCATAGCGCGGGCCAAAGCCTTCGTGTAACGAGCAGACAGTGAGTCATACAAGTTATCTTCGATAGCCTCTTCAGTCAAGCTGAAGCCCAAAGCGATGGTTTCGTGGTTGTATCGGGCAGTCCATGCTTCCTGCGCATTGTCATAAGCAATGGCAGAACCCTCGTTTTTAACGGGGGCAGCAGAGAAACCAGACAGTTTTGTCTCTTCTTCAAAAGAACGCTCAGAGGTTTCAGTTTCATAAATTTCTTTATGCTCTTCACCATATTTTGCGTACTCCAAACCAAACAAAGCGTTCAGGCCGGGGAGAAGTTCTTTAAGTAGTTGTGCGCGTGAAATAGCCATGATTTAGCTCCTTAGACGGCTGTGCCAGTGTAATAAGAATGTGTGCCAAAGTTTAATTTGACAAGCATTTCTGGATACTGGGTGAAAAGAATAGTAGAAGCGGATGGAATAGCCGTAATACCGCCGGGAACTGCAATCGCAGAATTGATGGTCACTGTTGTTGCACCAGCAGCCGCAGCCGCAGATACGTACGAGCCAGATTGAATGTACTGACCATTAGCAGCAAGGTAGCCAACTTCTGTACCCACCACCAACGCGCTAGGTAAACCAGAGCCAGTCAATGTAATGGTAGTAGAAGAAGATGAACCAGTTGCGCTAGTTTGAATGGCAGTTTCTTCAACCAAACCAACTGCACGTAGAGCAAAATCAACACTTGTGCTTGATGAGCCATACAGAGCGGCAACAGCAGAATTACCTGTGTTGACGTTACCTGCATTTTGAATCAAACCAAAGTTTTGACCTAACAGAGCAGTAGAAGCAGAAGCAATGACCGTTGTAGCGGAACACATTACTACTTTAAACACTGTGTCAGGATCATCACAGACGATAGCTCTACCAGTAGCAGTAGTACCAGCGGGCCAATACTGAGCAAATTGCGTTTGCTTAGTTGTAGGGTTTACATACTCACAACCCAAGAACACACCAACCAAACCGTTGCCAGTAGAGTCAGTAGTGTCAGTGTTCTTAATAATAGAACCACGAACAATATTGACCAAATCACCGTAAAAGATGTTTGACGCAAAACCATACTGGATCGAGTAAATGCGGGTAGAACCAGCAAATACCTGACCACCGATCAGGTTGATCGGCTTTAGGCCGTAGGGGGCCGAGACGACGGGATAAGCCATTTAAGACTCCTTAAAAATTTAAGTACCTTTGCCAAAGCTGGACGAGGACTTACGCTCTTGGAAGAGCGGCATCCGCGCATCACTTTGACGCATGAAACTATTGTCCACAGCATCTGTCTGAGATTGAGTGACTTTGGCGAAATGGGCATTTCGCTGGTCTACAAAATCAGTAGGTGTCTTGCAAAGCAATAATCCACCAACCTCAATGTTGTCTTTAAAACGACTATTGGGATCGGCTAACAGTCTAAATTTGGGTTGTTCTTCGACGGGAACTGGCTCCCAACCTTCTCGGAGTTTGGCCGATAAGTTACGTGGGTCAGCGTTGTTCATCGTAGAAACACGAATCCAGCGGTAGTTGTATCCGGGCTGTTTGTCTGGCTCGGGCAACAGTTCAGGTTGCGCCCACTGCTTGGGACGTTCCTGTACCGCACGTGTTGTCAACTCGCGTGTGAGTTTGTTGTCTTTAATATCAGCCATTACGGGCCTCCAATTCAAGTTGTGCCTTCACATATTGCTCTGGCGTTAAACCCAGTTTTCGGGCTAGGTTTACTTGGCTTTGCTTTAGCTTAACCTTATGAGGGGCCGTGCTACGAACTGCCGGGGCGACTACAGTACCGGGTCTTGTCCGGGTCTGCTGTCTATTGTCTTCTTGGCTTTCAAATTTCTCTGAAAACCGTTTGCGCATTGTATTGTCCAATTCGCGGTAATACTCATCAGAACCAACCTCTACACCATTGTCTCTCAGGTCTTCGTGTAAACCTAGAGCAAAGGCCGTCATACTCCGATCCTGTCCAAACCAGCTATTGCGCTTTTGCCACGCTACTGCTTTATTGTCCGGTTCAGGTATGTTCGGTGCAGGTTGATACTGCACTTGTTGCTGTTGTACCTGAAATTCTTCCTCTTGTAAAGAGGGCATACGAAAGTTTTTTACCTGTATGGCTTTCAGGTTGGCCATCTGCAATGCTTGATTGGCCTCCATCATCTTGTCGGAGTCACCTGCCTCATATGCTTCTTTATAAGCACGTTGAGCAATCTTCAACTCCATATCAGCATTACTCTGAATGGTAGAGACGTACTCTTTTTCACCATTGGTAAGAATGCCTTTGATGCGCTTATTCTCTTCAAGCAGGCGTTGTGCTAAACCGACAGCTTCTTGCTGTTCGCGCAGGGCAGACTCTTTCTCACGGCGTTCGTCGTGCCAAACCTTGCGCATTTGCTTGAGTTTGGTTTTTACGTTGTCGTCGTACTGGTCTAGCTCATCCTTCTCTAGTTCTTCAACCAGAGGTTTGGGTAGAGGCTGTCGGCCACGGTCTTCAGCCGGGGCGTCGTCTTCAATCTCGATTTCAATTTCAGGTTCCGCGTTTTGTGCGGGTTTACCCTTACTTTCAACTTCGTCTGGAAACTTGAATTCTGTGTCGTCGTCTAAAGGCATTTTGTGCTCCTTTTATTTACGTTTGATACCACGGGGATCGTCTACGACGGCCTCGACAGTATCGTCATTGATGATGCGGAACTCACGGCCATGTATGACCAAGCGAGAACCTGAGTGTGGACGCACGAGGACAAAATCCCCGGGTTTACACCACGGCCCAGTAGGGAACTTAGATGGGTCTTGATAGCAGTCTGGCCCCATATCAACAACAAATAAGACCGTTGTGAGGGTCTCCTCGTTGCGCATGGTTTCATCAGCTTTGATAATTCCAATCTCACTGTCCTCAAACTCTTTCTCTGCCTCTGGAATTGCACAAAGAATTCGGTAGCCAGATGGCCTTGGTAATTGCTTACCTTTTTCCTCCATTGATGATTGCCAGTTATAGGTTCCCACGACTTGTGGGTTATTGGCGTCTGTAGCCAATAGGATGGAACTAGTCATCCGAAGTCTCCAATCGTTGTTTCAGGTCTAGGGTGTATCCCCGCATGATGAGTAGACCACGAACCTCACCACACAGTTTCTTGTAATCCTCAAAGGACTCGGCCTTGCCCTCGGCCAGAAAGTCCTTGAGTTGATCAATCTTCTCATCCGCTTGTTGGATAAGAACTTCAAATCCATTCATTTATTCACCTTTAGGTTGTCTTTGTCTCATTTGGATGCGCTCCTGCATTGCCCGCAGTTGCTCTTCATGGCTCTTGTTAGAGAGTTGCTTCAAGA